CCTATTTTCTTGATAAAATGATGATTTTATTCAGCTAGTCCTATTGCTCTAAATCGACTCAAAACCTCACAGTGAAGCTATTAGACACCTCAAATCACCCGTAACTATCCTGTTGGCTCAAATCAAACAAAATTCTACACAAACATAAAAAATAATGCACACATACCCGTATTGTCACATATGATACAATATAACGATAAGGGAGATGATTGTATGAAATCAAAAGAATGTAGATTGGCTCAAATGCAAATAAGAAATATAGTTAACATTGGAATTGCAAATGGTGTACCCCTATCAGATATTCAATTGTTAGCAATGGCAACTATTGATGCATCTCAATTATTTATTGATGATAAAGAAATTACAGAATTAAGAATGGATTTATATAATAGGCTCAAATCGGTTGAAATTTATATTTGACAAGCATAAAATATAATGGTATACTCGGTATAACATAAACAAATGATAAAGGGGAGATGTTTATGAATACAGTGGCTATTAGTGATATGGAACATATCCGAAATATGGTTGAAATCGGTGATGCAAATATAAATGAAGGTCTAAAAACATTTGACAGACTGGGACATGGATTTTATGGAACTGTTTATGGATATAAAGACTATGCTATTAAATATTTTAGATATGGCATGGATTCATTCAGTAAAGATATTGAAATGTTGGTGCGATTGCAACATATAAAGCATGTACCCCGATTGTATGAAGTAATTGATAATAAGGCAATTGTAATCAGTCGAGTTAGAGGATATACAATCCACAAATACATGGCAAATGTAGAATCGAAAAGGATTGATAATTTTGTAAGCCCCCGATTCAACATAGAATACAAGAAAGCATTGCAAGACATCATGAGAGCAGGTATCCATCCTGCTGATTTACATAATGAAAATGTAATGATTGAAGAAGCAACAGGATTACCCGTAATAGTAGATTTAGGTGAGTTTAGAGATGAAAGTTTCAGTAAATCATCAATTGAAAACTTAGATTATATAGGTCATAGAGATACATATGATGAGGTTATTGTACCAATGGAAAAATACATAAATGATACATACATACAAGAAGCAAAGCAATACAAAGAAATGTTAATGGAAAGAATTGACTTAATGGGTGGCATAGCGAATATTTATTAAAATATTCGCTTGACAAACGAAAATAATAATGATATACTTGTGTTAATCAAATAAAGGAGTGATGTAAATGAAGAAATTTTATGGGTATGTATCCAAAGACAAAATCAATTCTCTTTTCAGATATGAAATAAGTTTAAGAGAACAAAAATGCAAGCCCGTATACTTTGGTGAAGATGATAAGAAATACTATGCAATCTATTTGGCAGACAACAAAGCCAAGAAATTAGGAAGAAACAAGGAAGTGTTAGATGGTCAATTTTATACATTACCAAATCAAATACATCCACATTTCTAGGAGGTGATGCCTATATATATGATAACATACATATTAAATGGTGTCCGTCATTCTAAATGTATTATATGTAGCAATGCAGAAACAGCAGTTGAAGCAATTGATGGGACTGCTAAAATATTAGAAATATATAAATCATATTAAGGGAGAGATGTTCATGGCTAAGTCAAGAAATCGTTATTACAATCCAAATCCAAAGAAGATAAGAACAAGTGATTGTGTTGTTCGTTCAATGTGTAAAGCAATGGATAAAGATTGGGATGAGGTTTATATAGATTTGTATAGAATAGGATTTGAACTAAAGGTTATGCCAAACTCTGATGAAGCATGGAAAGAGTACCTTAAAAGAGAGGGTTTTATCTATCACAAGTTAACTATCAAGAAAGGTTCTAAACGTCCTAGAGTAGCTGAATTTGCTCAAAAGAACAAAACAGGTACATTTGTATTAAGTGTAGCAAAACACATTGTAACATGCGAGGACGGATATTATTATGACACATGGGATTGTGGAGATTATGCGATGTATGGATATTGGGAGAAACCACAACTCACTTAAAAAGTGAGTTTCTTTTTGTACAACATTTGTACAACCCTTTTTAAAAAAAGTTTTAAATGTTTGTAATGGGACAAATACATAAGCACATAAGATAATGATATAACAGAGAAACAGGAGAGTGATAATATGTTAAATGAAGTGTTACATAGAAGATATGTTCGTGAAGTTCAGTCGCATGGTGTACCGAAGTACATGGCACAAGAGATTGTTGATACAGCTATGGAAACAAGTAAAGGTAAAGACGTAAGCAAATACATAAACTATGCGATGACTTTGGTTTATGGGTTAAAGTTTAAAACAAATTAAAAATAATAGTCATCATTCGTTTGACAAGAGCATATAATAATGATATAGTAACAAAGACCACAACAAAAGGAGATGTTAATATGATTGAATTAAAAGATTATGAGTTAGATGGTATTTTAGACGGTGAAGAGGATGCATTGGAAAGTTTCTATGAATATAATGGTAGCACATACATTTGTGATGCGACTGCTGAAATAGCAGACAATTACATTCCTATCTACAATTACAATGTATGGGAGAATGCTTCTGACATTCAAGAACACATTGAGAATGCACTTGCAGAAGGTTTGGTTGATACTAGTGGTGATGTAGATTTAATCAAGATATTCCAAGCAGGTTATTACCAGTATTACAATGAACGTTTAAGCGAGAATCTAGACATATTATGTTACAACTATGTAGCAAAACTAGTAAATGATTACTTACAGAATGAAGATACAGATTCAATTGATGAAGATGCTATTGAATCACGTATTGAATCAGAGACAGACAGCTATGACCACAACAACACATTCGATGCACTGGAAGAAATAGCAAAAGGAATCATTGAAGAAATCAAAGAAGAAGAATTTGCAATGTGATTCAATCCCACCTTCGGGTGGGAAAATCTTTTTTTAATAATCGCTTGACAAGAGATAAATATCTATGGTATACTAAGAGTAACAAAACAAGGGGAGATGATTAAATGAAAAAATCAACAGTTCATATTTATCGAGTAGATGTAATCGCAGGTGACACGTTCTATAAAGTAGAAATCAATTACGATGGTCACACACAATGGGAAACACTTTGCACTAAATCAATGCAAGAACTTATCCGTAGAAGCAATGTTGAGGTTACATATGATGAAGAGTTTGAAACAGAGGACTTCACTATTGAGCAAATTCTTGACCAAGAAAATATGAGCTGTGTTGAGATTTGCAGTGATGATACTGATGGTGAGTATGATGTGTATTTCCATAAAGTTACAGCTAAATATGGTGAAGTTTCTTATGATGCAGATGGTGAATTTATCAGAACATATAAAAGCTTTAAATCGGCTCAAAACAGGGCGTTAAAGTTATCAAACAATATCATATAAGGGGATGATTAAATGGCTAAAATGACAGTTCGTGAAGCGTTACAATATGTAGTGAAAGCACATGGTACACCTTATACAGATGAGTTACAAAGTAAGATTGTAAGTTTCTTACACAAATTACCTCATCATCCTTCTGATATCGAATATGCAAGTGAAGGTGTAGTTAAGACCGTTCGTGATTATGATTATGGTTGGTATGCATCTGTTCTAGTGTACAATAACAATGGTAAAATGCATGTTGAAGTAATAGATGGAGACAATCTTGACCCGAATCCACAACGTGTTAAATCAAACACAGAAGCGTTACAAGTTATGAAGGAATTATCAGAAGTGAAATGGGCTAGTGACATTGATGAATACTGGAACATGAGTGATGACCACAAGTATTGGTCTAGAATGAGTGATATGAATATGCAAGCACTTCACAAGACAGAAGAATTAAAAAATAAACTCGCATAATTCGCTTGACAGGAGCATAATAATATAGTATACTAAAGGTACACCAAAACGAGAGGATGATGTTAAATGGCTAAACAAAGAAGAACGTTCACTGTAATCCGTAAATGGGCAGAAGCTAATGGTTATAAAGTAGAGGAAACATGGGCATATGGTGACCAAGATGCGATTCGTGTTCATATCAATGAAAAACTATCATTCAAGGCTGAAATGAGAAAGAGCACAATTTATCAAAGTATTCGTGGTCAACGTGGCGATTGTGCAGGATTATATATTACAGAAGATATAAAACATGAAGCAGGTACAACTTGGAGAAGAAGCTATGCATTCCACAAACCATCACAGAAATATGCTATTGAGAGTATGGAATCAGATATCAGAAGATGGGAGCGTGACAACAAAAAAAATGCGTGACAAAAGCAAAAGATTATGGTATACTTATTACATAAACAAAAGGGAGATGATGTGTAATGACTAAATTAATAAAAACACCAGAAGTGGCTGAAAAGGTGCTTCAAGTATTGAAAAATCATGGGTTTGTAGGTTCGTCATTCGAAATGTTTGAAAGACATGAAAAATTAGAAGTTGGTATAAATAGGGAGTGGGAATATGTCGATTTACGTTATCATGGCTATCTTGGTTTTAATATCTCAACTACATGTTTGTCAATGTATGAACAAGATAAGATTGTAAAGTACACAAAGGAAATGAATGAAGCATTACTTATGATGCAATTGTTTGATGTGATTATACCAGATTATGAATATGGGGAGTGATTATTATAAAAAATAAAAATAAACGAAAATCGCTTGACAAGGGAAACAAAAGATGCTATAATAAAGGTAACAACAAGAACAACAACAAAAAAACTAAAAAAACGACTGGAGTGTTGCGAATGAAAAAAATGCAAAATCAATTAGTGGAGTTATTAAATATTCATGGTGTATCTGGTGATGAAAAGGCTGTACGTGATTACTTATTATTCGAACTAGCAACTGAAAAGTTAGTTGATAGATGTCATATTGATGACTATGGTAACTTGTTAGCTGAAAAGACATATGGAGATGGTAAAGGTGCAACAGTTCTATTGTCTGCTCACATGGACACTGTAAGAGGTGTTCGTGCAGATAAAGAGTTAATCGTCAAGAATGGAGCAATCAGTGCTCAATTACCAAATGGGGAAAGAGCAATCTTAGGAGCAGATGATAGAGCAGGAATCGCAATCATATTGACAGTATTACGTAATATGAGCAAAGTACGATTCAATGGTAAAATCAAAGTAGCATTCTCAAGAGAAGAAGAAATTGGTTGTGTAGGGTCAACAAACATAAGAGAGCAGTGGTATGAAGGAACAGACCTTGCAATCGTAGTAGACAGAAGAGGTAGCAGAGATATTGTAGTAGGATGTGGTCAGCCATTCTGCTCAAATGAAGTAGGATTATTCATGCAAGATGTGGCTCAAATGGCTGATTTAGATTATAAGTGTGTAGAGGGTGGCATTTCAGATGCGTTGACATTCTCAGAGAAAGGAATCAACTCTGTTAACTTATCAGCAGGATATTATAATGAGCATACAGAGAAAGAGTATGTTGTAATCTCTGAAATGAAGAACACTGTACGACTTATGATGCAGGTCTTCGCAATCATCAATCAATTCTGTCATACATTCAATGAAGTACCAGAAGAAAACATGTGGGTTACAAACTGGTATCCAACAGGAAAATATGCAAGCAAATACGATGTGGGATACTTTGAAGATGTGTTTATGCAAGACTTGTATGCAGAAGAATTTGATACTCATGGAGATGTAATGGTATATGAAATGGGTGCAGATGTAGTAATTAGTCAAGGAGACAACGAGATTATGTTGACACGTGAATCACTAAAAGGATTGATTAATCAACTGTCGGGAAGCCTAAATTAATTTTAGGTTTCCTGCATCAAACAAACATTAAGCGCATATAATAATGATATAACCACATCAAGAAGCTTCACACATCCTAGAAGGGATATGATAACTATGACAATTGAACTAAGAAGAGACAGAAAGCTTTATGTTAGATTGGTTTCTGGAAATGAATATGTAGTGTTAAATGAGGATAAAAATGAGGTATATGGAACTAATGATGAGTATTTCATCTATTTCAAAAACGTAAACTTTAGAGCCAATGGTGAGATAGATGGTAGATATTTAGGTACAGCAACAGAAGGTATGATTGATGATTATTGCGAGAATGTCTCATACGATGAGTTGAAAGGTTTTAATGTAAATGGTCGAACAGTGCGTAGTGCACGCATGGTTGCATTAAATAATAAGTCTGGTGCGATTATAATCGTATCAAGTCGATAGGAGAGATGCATATGTGTATGGTAGTTAAACAAAATAAAGCAAACATTGACGGGGTTAAATCACTTCATAATTACCTGTACGCCCTCACAGAGACAAATTATGAGTTATTGGAGATATATCACCAGATTGATGAAGAAGTGGATGAGATTGAAACGGAGATAGCTGAAAAGGAATTTGAAGCTACTGCACAAGATAGTTTAGATGATGTACAAAGAGATATAAGAAGTTTAATTGCTGATATTGACAAGTGCGAATTATCTCCAGAAGATATAAAAGAAGAATTAAAAAGAATTTTATTTTAATCGCTTGACAAGAGAAATACATTCATGGTATACTAAGTACAAGAAAACAAAGGGAGTGTTGCTTATGACAAAACAAACACAAACAGTAAGGTTAATTGAATTTCACAATCGTCACATTGATGTACTGTTAAAAAGTGGAACAATGATTCCAAACGTTGAAGTGACAGGAACAGAAGTATTTGATGCTAATCGTGAAAAGCTTCCATCACCTCTAATTATGGGTACTGACAGATGGGGTAATGAACACAGCATAGCAACTGACAACATAGAAGCATTTGTATTTCTAGACACAGATGAGCAAGCACGTTTGAGAAGCGCAACATTTTTAGTTGATACTTATAGCCAAATTCCAAACCTTGAAGCAATCTCACCAGAACTTCAAAAAGCATTAGATGATTCAAAAGCAATGAAAGCAGAACTTGAAGCAAATGGTGTTACACCATACGTACCAGTAAGGGAGGATGTATAATATGAATTTACAACTACTAATTGAAAAGCTAAACAATGATTTAACTGCACGTTTCAGAGGTGTGAAATTTGATAATATCGGCAAGCTTCACAATGAAATCATAGGACTTACAAATCAAATTTTGCAAGATAACAAAACTGGATTGGAAATAAATTACTGTTGGGATATCCATATTAAAGGTGAGTACCACAAAGTAATGAAGTATGACATTAATTATACAGCAGATAAACGTTACAAATATGATGTTAAAGGTAAAGTACATTTCATAACATTCTCAGCATTAAAAGAGATGCCAGAAGATGCTACGGTAGCTGATTTGATTCATGCAATGCAGTTAGACAACGCAAAAGAGCATCTTGAACGTATGCAACAAGAAAGACTTGAAATACTTGAAGATTTAGCTGTTAACAGTGAAGGAATCGAACATTGGAAGAAAAAGATTGAATCATTAGAATCCTCTCAATAGAGGGGATTCTAGATACATACAAAATATTGATAAAATAACGATTTTATTAAGGAGAGATGCTTATGAAAAAGAAAATTATTAGTATTGCTTTGATAGGATTAACTTTGCTAGGTGCTTGTGAATCACCTGCAAGTAAACAAGAGCCATCAAAAACTAAAACAGAAAAGAAAGAAATGTTAGAAAGGCTTGAAGCTATTGGTTCGGACAGAATAGGTAGTTTTATAACTATCTTTAGAGATAAAGAAACAGGTTGTCAATATTTCAGCACTGATGGAAGTTATGGTGGTGTTGTAATTGAGCCTGTGTTAACAGCAGAAGGGAAACCTTATTGTCCACAAAAATAATACATAAAAAGGGAGAGATGTTTATGTCAGAAGTTTTAGCTACATTAATCGTGTTTGGTGGTATGATTGGTATTGGATTATTGACAGGTGCATTAAAAATTAAATTCCTCAACAAGAAAGAACGTGCAGAAGGGAAAGGTGGACTTTATATAAACGGTAGAAAAATATTTAAATAATAGTAATAAATCTCTTGCCAAGAGAATATAAATGTAGTATACTATAACTAAGGAGGAACAACATGATACGATACAAAGAGATTATCATTGATGAAATCTTGAAGGTGCATGTATCTGAATTGTCTTATGGATTCCAAGGTTGTGTAAAAGTATACTGGGTACATTCTCATCCAGATATTGATGCAATACATTATGAATTAAATGGCAAGACAACAGGTAAGGGTGTTAAAAATAACTTACAAGTCATTATGGATGCAATACACATGATGAAAGGCAAGAAACCTAGAAGGTTGAAACCTTTACATCAAAGAGGTAATGTAGTCTATCTTGACCGATGGGAGGACGAAAAATGATTACATTTGATGAAGCTGTAGTGTTACTGGAAGCAGGTATGGAAGTAACTTTAGAGTGTGATGGTCATGATTATGAAATCTCACAAGCTGAGGATTGGATTGGTGGAGAAGGGCAAGAAGGATATATCAGTCTAGTAATGGGTAACGTGGTATATGACAGTGCAAAACGCATTCTAAAGGAGTCTATCAAGCACTTAGAATCAGATGGTAAAGAAGTAGGAATCAGATGCTAAAATGGTAAACATTATAAATCTATTGTGTATCCTTGGATTTGTTTTACTAATGAGATTGGCAAGCAAATATTAGGAGGAATCTCTATGAAACGTATAAATAAAACAGCAAACAACCTCAGAACTGTCTGGAATCAATTAGATAATGCAAGTGGTGAATTGTATAACGCCCTGCACAACCTCTCTCAAATGACCGATATAACGGGTCAAATGCAACGTCAAATGGATATGATTGATGTATCTCGAATTGATATGCTGAAACAAGAGTTGGAAGCAATTATGGAAGCCAAAGGTATTGATATTAATGAACAAGATTGACCTTCTTCTTAAATTACATGAAGAACTTGCAAAAGCAGAACGTAGACAATTACCTCATGCAATCAAACCAAGTGGTTGCATGAGAGGTTTACAGATAGCTATTGAAATAATAGAAAATCATAAGGAGTGATTAAATGAAAATTACTGTTACATTCTTGATTGTTGTTATAATGTGGATTGGTGGGTTTATGATGGGTTTTGGTCTTCATGATGCAATTATGAATTTACTTTAAGAATTAATAAAAGAAATCTTTTATAAAGGAGTGGGTGTCATGTTTAAAGAATTTCGTGTCGAGTATTGGCAAGGCGATGACCAAGGAGCATATATTGAATTTGCAACATTTGGAGCAAAGAACATTGTAGATGCAGTTATTTATGCTGATGGTAAATATGGTGATGTAATATCAGTAAGAGAAGTTGGTTTATTCTTTAAAGATAATGAATAAAAGGATTGTTTTATGAAAGGGTGGTATTATGAAAGTTAAAAAGAAATCTGGTAAACCTTTTAAATCTGGTAACAAGATTAATACAGTAGATAAGATGATTGACCATCCTATTAATAAGGGTGAGTTGGCTTACACATTCTTAGAGGATGATTCATATGTAAGTGTTGTAATGTGTGAATTAGTGGAAGATTGATAAAATTTTAGTTTGATACAGGAGGAATGTATATGTTATATAAAGTACCGTTTACTCGAATTAATGGCTCATTTTCTAATGATTTAAGAACTAAGGTTATTCGTCAAGAGGTTGATATTGTTGTTGAATTTGATGCAGATGTTATTAATTATGACAATATGCATGAATTTGAAGAGAAAGCATGGGAAGAATTTAGAGAACAATTACCTCACTGGAGAGATTATAGTCCTCCTAAGTATTGCTATGATGGATGGTCAACTGTAATCATGGGGAGAAGCAAGTTTGAAGCCCTAGATGGTGGGAGGATTGAGATATGAATATAGTTATAGGTATCCTTTTCGGTCTTGCATTTTGTGTATGTGCTTTTGGATTCGGGTATTTCTTGTGTGAGTATCTAGATAGAAAATAATTTTTAAATATTCGCTTGACAAGCGATATAAAGTGTAGTATAATAAACTTATCAAAGAAAAGGGAGATGGTTGAATGAAGAAACAAGCATACGCATTACTTAAAGGTGATAAAATGATTGGAAAGTTCCATAATAGCAAGAAGACAGTTAAGAAGCTTTATCCTAAACAGGTTGTCAAAGAAGGTTACTCAATTGGAGTATTCACACTAGACCACAAGATTGACCCAAAAGAAGTTGTTACAGTGACATTGTACACTGACTATATGGGAGTGAATCACTTCAACAGAGGTGACAACTTCTATGCGGTAGATGGTAATTACAGAAGTGACATGTCTGGATTCTACAAATTAGAAGTGGATGAAGATGATATTGAAAAGTCTAGCTATGAAAGATACTTCATTAAGGATGTTTCTTCTGTTGAAATGATTGGAAGAACTGATAAAAATTAAATACATAAATCGCTTGACAAGAGCATAAGATAATGATATAATTAACTTAACAAAAACAAAGGGGATGGTTGAATGATAATTGCAAAAGTATTCAAGGATGGTAAATTGGTTGACCAAGGCATCGTAATCAGTGGTAAGAAATGGGTAGAAGCTTATCCAGAACAATATGTTGAAGTAACAAGTGATACACATGATTATGGTAATGGTCGCACTTACAATGTAGCTGATGGTTATCACTTCCAAGAACTGCAAGACAATGGAAATGGTTGGGAAGTTGTCTATGACAGTAATGAAAAGATTGACCGAACAGTTGATTATGATTTACCATCATGGTTTGTAAATGCTACTCCAATCCCAGACTTCTCACACAAGATGGATGAGGACGGAAATATTGAAGAAACTTTTCATGGGTACATTAAATAAGAGGGGTTTATCCCCTCTATAAACTAAATAAGGAGATGGTTCTATGATAGTTAAAGATTATAAAGCATGGGTAAAAACAGCAAGTATTGATAATTTGCTAGATGCTCTGGTGTCATTATATGAAGAGAATCAAGAAATCAAAGAAGACTTTGAAGTATATGAAGAGTCTGGAGCAGAAATGGAAGAGAATTATCGTTTAGTGTATACAGAAATCAAACAAAGAGCAGGAGGTCGATAATATGAGAAAACTACAACATTTATCATTACGACAATTAGAGGTTGCTTTAAACTACAATCAAATGATTGGTTGCGAGGATTCAGTTGCGGAAATTGAAGATGAAATGTATCAACAAAGAAAGGAGCAACGTGAGCGTACTAAGGCTATTATGGGAAGACCACGTTGTATGTCTTGTTACACTTTTGAGAATCTTGAAGAAAATTATAAGTGCAAGTCTTGTAACAATAATAAGAATACAAATACAGTAGTTCTAAGGAGTCGATAATATGAGAAGTGAAAAAGAATTGCAAGAAAAATTATTATATTGTAAGCAAAGACGTAGTTTTTGGAGAGACACAATGTGGAGAACAGAAAAGGCAGAAAAATGGGAAGGTGAATATGAACGTGCAGTAAAGAATTACAATATATGGAATGAACGAGTTAAAACGTTAGAATTTGTCTTTGGTGATGTTGAAGTAATATAAAATCTAACAAAGAGGTGGTTGAATGGGAGCATTAGAAATAACTATGACAATTAAATGTGGGGAATGTATCACACACTCTAATTTCTCTTTGAAACGTGATACGATGGATGACATACTTTTACTTGCAGATACTATCAACAGTCATCATATGGGCTATTTTGAAGCCAAACAATCACATCCAGATGAGATTTCTATTACATGTACACAATGTGGTCATGAAGATGAATTAAGTCTTTAAATAAGATTCTCATTTAACAAGGAGGAATTTATGATGGTAATAACAATAACAGGTGTTGATAAGTTTACTCATGATTCTTTTTATTACTTCACTGTAGATGTAGATTTAATGAAGGATGATTTTAGATTGCATCATGAAGAAAATTGTGTGAAAATTTATATCAATGATGATTACTATGTGTCAACTATAGAAGATTTTGAATTAAGTCGATAAAATTCTCATTTTAACAAGGAGTGATTAAATGATTACAAAAATGGTTTATCAATTTCTCACACCTCCAAGTAAAGGAAGAAGATTTAAAACAATTCACAAAGGAGTTTCAAAAACTTGGAAAGTGGTAGAGGTTGTTCGTAAGATGAGTAATGTTGGTCATAGATATGAAATAAAAGCAGAATTAATTAACGTATCTGAATAAAAGTCTGATTTTATCGCTTGACAGGAGATTTAAAGTGTGATAAAATGGAATCAAGATAAGGAGATGGTTGTATGCGACCAAGTGGAAAATTTGTTTATCTAATGTCAACAATTGAAGGTGCTTTTATTGCAGAAGTTGTATCTGGTGTGAAGCTTCAAAAAGGTGACGAACTAAACTATAAAGGTAACAAATTATTTGTAACAAGTATAAACGTAGTTGGTGGAGATTCTACTAACATTCTAAATGTAGTGAAAATTGGGTCTGCAATTATTGTAGAATAGGAGGAATGATTTTATGGAAAAAGAAAAAGGTGCATTAGGTATGGAACTTGATGAAGTGAAAGTTGTAATCGTGAACAAACAAGGATTTAGAACTTTAATGCCCAACATTTATATGGCAAAATCATATGCAGAAGGTCTTTGGAAAGGTGAAGTTGATAGAATTGAAGTAACACAAACATATAAATTTGATTAAGGGAGAGATGTGTATGAACTTTAGATTAAATTTGAGTAGTGATAAGGTGCTTGAAAAGTCTTATGGGGATTCAATGTCGATTTCAAGTTTTATCGAGTGTTGTGAATGTGGTGGATTCATTGATGATGACGGATATGCAGTTGAAATATTGCTAGATGGTAAAATAGTATGGGATGCTTGGAAAGAGTCTGGAAGCGGTCTTTATCCATCTGATGCATTATATCATCATAAGGAACTGTTACAGCTTGAAAAGGCACATAAAGGCTTAGAGGTTGTATGGTACAATAGATAAAATCTTAATTTCAACAAGGGAGATGATTGTATGGCAAAAATTACAAAAACTGAAAATGGAAATTATAAAGTAGAATTAAGTCAACAAGAATTGAATACGATTGCGTTACTATTAGGACATTCTAGTGACGAACTAGTTAAAGAAAAAGCAGAAGATTGGGAGATTCAACAAGTGTCTATAAAAAGTGAATTGGATAGTCTGTATAGCAACTTTTTCAGACATATGAAATGATAAAATTTTACTTTTATGAATGGAGATGATTGTATGAAAAACTTAACAAAACAACAGCAAGAACTAGCATTAGAGTATGCTGTGGCATTTTTAGAACAGGAGATTGAAATTCATGAAGCGAGAAGAGATACTTCTCATGGTGAACCTAAAAAGGCTATTCAAGCTAGATTAGATGTAATGTATAAAGAGTTAGACTTATTCACAAATGCATAAGGGGTGATATTATGAGGATTATTAAAACAAATTTGTCGATTGCTAATGATAGAATCATTGACCATCAATCGTATGTGGAAGAAGAAGAGAGTTGGGAAGCATTTATTCAAAGAGTTGAATCTGGGTATCTATTTTCAAAACATCATAAAGTTAGAGTTGAAAGAATAGTATATGATGACTTTCATTTATCATGTGATGTGTACAGTGAAGTTGACAGGCACATTAAACATTTAGCAATGATTGAAGGGTATGTACAATTATGTCAATAAAGAAGAGAATAAGGACTTTCTTAAAACGGTTATTCTGCTCACATGAGTTTGAAGAATACTATCCTCAAACATGCCGATGTGAAAAATGTGGCAAAGAAATATTTTTTCCTTATTAATTTCAGATTCGCTTGACAAAAGAATCATACTAGTGTATACTAAGTATATAAACAAAAGGGAGAGATGCTGATGACAAAACAATATGTTAAAGTCCTTGATACTGTAAGTGAGGATTCATTAAATTACTTGAAGAACTATATTGATGTTGATAAGCCAATTGAATTATGTGGAATCACACTGTCACAATATAGTAATCCTATGTATCTTATAAAACTTGATAGACCACGAGATGTTGAGTTATCATTTAATGATTCGTTATGGGTTAGATTATTAGGGAACAAACCACAAGGTTATTACCTTAAAAACAGCCTTGAATATGCATTATTTCACGCTTGCCATTTCGAAACAATTGATGAAAATGGGGTGACGTAATGAATGTAGCGTTGTTAGGTTTAGTATCCATATTCTTACTCTGTATGTTTTGTATAGCGGTAGGTGGATTCAGTCGTAAACAGCAAGAGAAGAAAGAAGTCTATGACAAGGAGCGATTGAAACAGGTTAGAGAAGAAACAAATCAGTATTTGAAAGAGCAGGGTTATAAGCCTAAAATTAAGATTCAAGTGAAAGAAAGTAATCATGTTTGCAGTACAAGAACAAGTAGTCCTACAAAAATTAAACCAAAACTAAATGATAATCGTGACAGTAATGATGACTATCATCGTAGAATGGAGATAATTAGAAATTCAAATTTGGGAGAGTGATTCAATGAAATTAGATTACGGGTCTGGAAGACAACCAAAACAAGGATTCTTAACAAGTGATTTTACAGGAGCACCAAATTATGACTTCATGATTCAGAACTATGAAGTCATAGGGGCTACAGATGGTCAGTTTGAAGCGATACACGTTCGTAATGTTATTCATCATATTCCAGAAAAAGACCTCTCTATGCTATTCTCAGAGTTCTCTAGATTGCTAGAAGATGGTGGCACACTAATTATATCTGAACCTCGTGAAGAATTTCATGAGCAAAATAAGAAATTGGATTGGATTTGGTATAGATTCCTAGTTAATGATACTAAAATCATGATTCCAGATGAATATGTTGATTATAAACAGTATTTGACAGATTTTGAAGTTGTTTCAATTGACGATGAATACAACAATGAAATACTTACTTGCAGAAAAAAAGAATATGTACATAATAATTTAAAAAAATGTGTATCATTCGCTTGACAAGAGAATATAATAGATGTATAATAAGAGTATGAAAAGGAGATGGTTCAATGACAAAGATGACAGTAGCACAAGTATGGAACAAGGTGAATCAGTTAGAACAGGGAATTACTACAATAGCAAAGGCAATGGCTTTAGGTATGAGTGGTGAGAGAAGCCCACAGAGTGTTATAGACAGTCTTCTACGTGATTATGATAAATTAAGCACTGAATATTATGCATTCATGGAGCAGGAGGTTGAAATCATTGATAAGGATAGAGAATATGTACTCCAGTTTACATTTGATGGGTCATTCTATAGAGACTATCGCATTAGTGCGAGAGAAGAGACAATGGGTGAAGTTATTATACAAATGACCAACAGCATGAAATGGGCTAAGAAATTTAAAAATATTGATGACATTCGAGATGATATAGCTTGGATTAAGAGTGAAGGTCATGATTATAGAGTATTGGCGGTGGAAGAATGAGTATGTTTGAAGAATTTTTAGGGCAAACAGTATTGATGTTTCAATCTAAAGGTGAAATATGGTTGGATTCAATCGTTACAATTAAAGATGTCAAGGTAGTTGACCGAAGAGAATTTTTTGGTAAAATGTTGCCAGTAAAAAGACCTGTAGTTGAATATGCAGATGGTAGTAAATCTCTGCTTCATCCTTCTATGGGGCTACGAATCTATTCGAAAGAAGAATTGAAAGAAAACCTTTTGGTAAGGGCTAATGAAAGCTACCAATTCATTGAATTTGAAAAGGTCAAGATTTCTTATGCACAGCATGATACATATGAATTTTTATATGTGATTCAAAATGTAGAGACAAATGAAATAATAAAACTACAACCAGAATATTCTATGAATCAACTCTGTCAGTCGTTTATGGACTTTTTCAATATGGATGGGAGGGAGTAGTATGAATCAAAATGTAATGATACAGGAAGCGTTAGAAGTGTTAAAACGTGGATACCTACTTGATGGCGATGAAATCACTGTCAGAGTCAATGGTGGAAGGGTTAAACTGAAAGCCTATGGTGAAGCATTAACTGTAAATGTTTATAGAAACAAAAAGATTTCTCTTGACAAGGATATCGTCCACGATAATCTTGAACTATAAAAAGGGAGTGTTGCTCATGAACTATAAGGATAAATTTGTTGGGACTACAATTTATGGATTCTGTAACGGTTACTTTGGAAGAGATTCATATGATGATAAAGTTATCATCGCAAGTGGTGAGAACTGGATTGTTGGCAAGACACAGTATGGTTATGTAGAATTTGCTTCATTTGATGATGGAGAAGAAATGGAAGAATTAATTGCATCATGGAGTGTAAGAGAGGATAACGATTGTGGGTGGTAGTTTTATCGAACTAACAACAAAGAGATTTTAAAAAGAATTTATAATTATATATAATATATATAGTAATTAATTCGAATAAGCTACCTGCTAAAAAATGTATCAAAAACGTTTGACATAAATAAAAAATAATGATATACTAGGGAGCGTGGAGTAATGAGAGAGATAATTACAGATGAGTTAATTGAAAAATTTGCAAGAGGATATCAAGACCTTAAAGCACATATGGTGAATTTTGCAGGAGTTGATGAGGATGATGTAATGACTTTTGAACAATATGTAGAAAGCCAATTAAGATTCCGAAAATTATTAACTAGAAAGGCGTTGGAGCACATTGAAACAAAAAAAGCGTAATAAGAAGAAACGTATTGGAGTTATGACCCAGAACAGAGGGGCATCCGTACCACCAACACGTGCTGATGAGAACAAAAAGAAAAAGAATGACCGTAGAAAGGCAAGACAAAAGCAAAGAGAGAAACTTAAACGAGGTGATTATGATGATTAAAAAGAAAAGGCATCGTAAAAGTAATGGGTTTTGGAGCAGTGTTGCAGAAGGATTGAAGCTAGACCTGTTTTTTGAAGGGATAATAGCAATCTTTAAAATTATATTTAAAATAATAGGGTCAATATTTGACTAATACAAACATAAAGGGGTCGATTCTATGAAAACATTATTAAAAGGTTGGTCAGCATTTGAAATGATTTGGATAACATTATTCACAGCGTTGAGTGTATACATGTATTTTGCATTCGATGATACAGCACTTAGTCTTACAGCTTCTCTGACAGGTATATGGTGCGTTATTCTTGTAGCCAAGGGTAAAATATCAAATTACTTCTTTGGAGCGATTAATACAGCCCTGTACGCTTACATATCATATAAATCACAATTGTATGGTGAATTTATGTTAAATGCTTTCTTGTACTTCCCGATTCAATTTATCGGCTTCTATATTTGGAATAAGAATAAAACATTAAGTGGTAATGATACAGTTGTTAAAGCTAGAACATTGACTAAAAAAGGTTGGGCTTATGTAGTAGCAACAGTTGCTAGTGTTGGAATTTTATATGGAACATTCTTACATATGATTGGGAGTCAACAAGCAGGTCTTGATGGATTTGCAGTAGTGTTAAGTATCACAGCACAATTACTAATGCTTAAACGATATGCTGAACAATGGTTGTTATGGATTTCTGTTAACATTCTAACTATCATTCTATGGTTTAATGTTTTCATGACAGACGGTAACAATATTACTATGTTAGTAATGTGGACTGCATACCTTGGAAACAGTATTTACGGATATATTAAATGGTCTAAAAATGCTAAAGAAATCGAGGTGAAATAATATGTTTAAAAGAAAACATACACTAAAACTTAGTACATTTGAATTGGTATTATCACATATAGCACATTTCATCTTTGGTGGAATAATTGGATTCGCATTGGTACAATTAGTAATTAAAATATTTGGATGAGGTGATGTACATGGAAACTATTAAAATACTTGGAATTTCAGTTTTAGGTGGGATTATAGGATTTGTATTTGGATTCATCTTCACAACAGGATTGATAACAATATTAGACAAAATATTTGGATAAGAAAGAGATGATGTTTATGAATAAAACAGTTGGTTTCTATGGTGGAAAATTTTACCCTGTACATATGGGTCATGTATATGCAATGACAGTAGCTTCAACAATGGTTGATGAGTTGCATATCATCGTATCACATGATGAAAATTATGAGGTTAATGTCCTTAGTAAAGATAGTAAACTGCCACATGTGAATTATACTCAACGTGTGCGATGGTGGACGGAAATTACAAAAGATATGCCACATGTTCATGTACATGAGGTATATGAAGAAAACACTGGTAAACTAGAAAGTTGGCAAGAAGGAGCAAAGGGAATAAGAAAGGCTATTGGTAAACCTATTACTCATGTATTCTCTTCTGAACATGCTTATACAGACTTCTTCAATGTGCTGTATCCAGAAGCAGAGCATGTAGTAATTGATGCCAATCGTGACACATATCCAGTATCAGCAACAAAATTACGTACAGAAGGTGTTTATAAGAATTGGGAGTTATTGCCAGAGGTTGTAAGACGACACTATGTTAAAAAGGTTGTAATTATAGGAACTGAATCATGTGGCAAATCTACACTTGTAAAAAATCTAGCAACCTTGTACAATACTAATTATGTTGAAGAGTATGGTCGTACATTCTATGAAGAATTAGGTGGATGTGAAGGTGTTACAATGCCAGAAGATTATCCACTAATCGCATACAAACATAAAGTAATGGAATATGAGGGTCTTAAAGGGGCTAATAAGCTGTTATTTATAGATACAGAAGCCATTGTGACTCAATACTATCTAAAAGCGTATCTAGGGGAACGTGATGCCCTGCTAACACGTATTGCAAACAATCAACAATATGATTTATGGATTTTCTTAGAGCCAGATGTGAAGTGGGTAGATGATGGTACTAGAACATTTGGTGAGCAATCTGTACGTGAACAAAATAATAGTGATTTAAAGTATATGTTAAAGTATATGGGTGTTGAATACATAACGATTAAAGGCAACTATAATGAGAGATTGAAAGAAACAATAAAAAATGTTGAAAATTTGTTGACATAAAGTAAAGATAATGGTATATTATATACAAGGGGCAGGGGAATTTGATATAAATGAGAGGGTGTACGTTAGCCCTCTCTAATTATAAAAAAATATTCTCTTGACAAGAGAAATGTTCTGTAGTATAATAAAGGTATAACAAAGAGAGGATGATGTTCATGAGAGAATTGCAAGCAGTGAAAGAAAAGCGTGATTATTTAAGAGGTGTGTTAGAAAAGGCAAATGAAAGAAGAAATGAATTAATTGGTGGTCGTAGAATCAAGGAAATGAGTCAATATGAAATCAAAGTAATGTTAGAAATCGGTGACGGTATGAATGTAATCAGAGCACAAATTGAAACACTAACGTTCGTTTTAAATGAAGACTCTGAAATATCTCAAGCATATCAAAGGATACAGAGAGGACTTACATATGATGATTTGTTTGATGAAGACATTTATGATGTAAATAATGAAGATGAGAGAGGAAGATGTCTATGATGAAATTACAAGATGGTGCAAAATACATTCACAACTTAGAAGGAACGGAATTTATTTTAAGAGAAGATTATAATGGTCGTTGGTATTTGAGAAACTGGACAGATGAAGGTTTAACAAAATCATTATCCGTAACTGGGAAAGAGATGATTGACATTTTAAAGAAACATTATGTCAAGGCTAATGACTTCACAGATGCAGAAAAGTTAAAGAAATATGATGAAATTCATAGTTGGTACTTATGGCTTAAACGTAGAACACATGATGGTAAAGTTGATAAGTGTCATGTTGAAACATTCCTAAAAGGTCTTAAAAAAGAAATTGAAGGGATTGATGTTAATGAAACAGTTTAAAATCATTGACCGAGATGATAAGATTTTAGCAAAAGGTATCACGCTTAAATCAAATATTACGTTATTAGAATGGTCTAGTGCAATTAAAACATTATCATTCTATGACAACATTGAACAGGTAAAAGAATTTGTCTGCAATAGTGCTAAAAGTGTCAGATTAGTAGAAACAAAAGCAAATAGTAAAGAAAGATTGCGTGAATATTATCTGCAACGCAATGAAGATTTTAGTGGTGTTAGTGGTACTGGGATTGTAGCAGAAGGTGTTATCATGCCAAGTGGTAAATGTATTCATGAGTGGTCACAGTCATATGTAACCTCTCACAATATTTATCCTAATATCCAGTCTGTACAGCATATTCATGGTCATGAAGGTAGAACAATCGTTAAATTCTATGATGAGAAGGAGTGATTGTATGTCCAAGAGAAAACTTTATAAGGTAGAAGCTTTTGAACATGAGGAACTTGTAGAGGTTGAAAAATCTCTTAATAAGAATATAGATGATTGGCAAGCATGGGAAACGGATGTCAAATTAAGCACAAATGCAATAACTGGTAAGTATTACTATGTTATGAAAATCTATCAAGATTGAGGTGATAATATGGCAAGGAAACGATATAGATATATTACAAATGGAACAGTAGTTGGAAGTAATCCAATATGCGATTTTAGATTACTAGGTGCTAACAACATTACTAAACCGTATGATGGAGCAATTGCACTTAGAGTAGTCATACCAGATGATTTAGTATTGGAAAAGTGGCGTTGTGACCCGTACTCTACAACAGATGATGAAAGAACGTTGGATGAATTGGGATATGATGTGATGATATGGAGTTTTAAAACGGGCAAATGGACGATTCACAATGAGTTGAAGGGCACTAGACCATGTGATGTGCCAATACATTATAAGAGAGATTTAAATGGACTTTAAAGAAAAAATTCTTATTGACAAAAATAAAAACTAATGATATACTATTATCAAAGGGAGGATGATATTATGAAGAAAATGAAAAAAGCAATCTTAACGGGATTAATGGTGATGGGATTCGGTGCTACTTTAGTAGGATGTACTACAGAAGCGGATACAGTTTCAGAGAATCTATCTAAATCAGCAGATTCATTCGAAGTACAACGTAGAGTAGTATTCTTCAATGGAATTACAGATAAATACCTTTTGACAATTGAAGGATTATGTGCCTTGGATGCAGATGATAACAAGAAAATTACTGTTACTTGTAAGACTGGTGAAGATAAATATAAGAAACATTATTTAGGATTAAGTGACAATGTTTCTTACTTCATCGAACAAACTGATGCTAAACATGAAAGTGCTTATCACTACAAAGTATTATTCCGTCCAGAAGAAATCCTTCCAGACATCGACTTACAGACAAGTAAAGGTAAATAAAAGGAGGAATATAAATGAGAAAATTTACAGTGACTTATAAAGAGGTAGTTTACAAGGAAGTAACAGTGAAAGCAGACTCTCCAGATGATGCAGAGAAAATGGTTGAACATGGAGAGTTTGACGGTGAATATGAAATTGATAGTGGTGAAATCACTGTAACACAAGTTGAAGAAATCTAATAAAATCTTACTTTTATGAAGAGGTGGAAATATGAGCAAAGCTAGTATTATAAAGGCTATACATGGTAAATATAATGAATTGGAATCTTTAAAGAAATATATTGATGATGAAAATGCAATTAAAATCATTGAAGCAAAACAGGATACGTTAAATGATGTTGAAGAGATTGTGAAGAACTCTTATACATTTGATGATTTTTGATAAAATTTCCCTTTTATGGAGGATGATAATATGAAAAAATTAAGAGCAGAGTTGAATGATTTATTAAGACCTTTAAAACAAAAGGATATGTATAAAATGCCTTCACACATTGTTGTTTTTGGTGATGAAAATGACAGTGTACACGTATTCTTATATGATACACAAGTTGATACAGTTATTGATTTCCTTGAGACTAAAGTAAATTATTTTTCAATCTATGCATTAGGTCGTACAGTAGCAACTTATTACAAATATGATTAATAGGAGTGATAATATGAGTCAATTAATTGAAGGTTATGCGTTAGTTACTGCAAAAGGTAAGTATTTATCAATGGAACAGGTTTCTAGTCATGATATTGAAGTATTAACATTTTCAAACCCAGACATGGCAACACTTCACACATTAGATTTAGCGATGCAAACCAAAAAAGAAATTATCAATAATGATGGTTACTGGAATTATTCCGCATTAGAAGAACAGATTCCAGTTGGGATTGTCAAAATTACAAAACTTATCAAAGTGGAAGAGGTGGTTGAATGATAAATGAGACAGAAAAAATAAGTTTGATGTATGGTGAAAGACTTGGAGACTATACAATTGAAATTAACTTGATGCGAATATTTACAAGCAAATCTGGATTCACCAGATATTATAATGAATATTATGATGCTGTTATCTACAAAAAGATAGAGAGAAAGTTTTGGTTTGGTCATAGAACTCAAAAGGTATTCGCTATAAAGTGGGATACGAACGGTGCAACTTTAACAGATATGGTTAGTCTATTAAAGGCACGAGTGAAAGAGTTTAAGAGTGAGGATATTGAGAATCTTAGATATATAAACATGTAAGAGGTGGTTAAATGATTAATGTACTTTTAGGTAAATACAAACACCTAATTGACTTCGATGATAATATGCAAAAGAACAACTACAAATGGGTAGAGGGCTACATACGCTTCCAGAAGAGAAAGAATCGTGCAGGATGGGAAAATGATTGCATTGAGTTTTTACAGGGCGCAATCAACCTGCAAATGGAGTTTCTGATTGATATAAATCTAATGAAGAAAAGGGGTCTATTATGATAGGTAAAGCGCATGGTGTTAAAGTTAAAACGTTTGATGATTACACTGATGGTGATGCAGTCTCTAAATTAAATGAATTTATACAATCAAATCCAGATATTGATATTCTTGATATTAAATATTTCAATGGGTATTCTGTAGTAGATAATGATGAGATGTCATATGGTCGTGAGAATGCTATGATTATCTATCGTGAACCAGTAACTACATATGGAAATTTCTTCAAAGAAATCGAGCAGACAGGATTAGTAGGCAAACCAGAGATACAGTTAGAAAAAGTAATTGATGATATATTTAAAAATAATAAAAAACTACTAGACAAGTACAAAAAATAATGGTATACTAGCTTTAACAAATAAAAAGGAGATGATAGTATGAAACAAAAATTCGAAGTTGGCGAAATTATCTTTGTAAAGGCTGATTTGACTGTTGGGAATCTTTATGAGAGTGAAGATAGAAGCGGTGGTACATACTGGTCACGCTCTCACAAACCATTTGGAGGTAAGTTTGCAGTAGTAGTTGAATATAATCGTAGAGGTTATAAACTACGATTCGGTGCAGATTACGACCAGACAAACATCTACTATGATGAAATGCTAGAAACGTTTATTGATACGATTAAAGATGGTGACAGTGTAACAACAGATGTGGAAAAATTAGTGAGACATCTAGAAATACATAACATTCAAAGAATCATCGACAATGCATTAATGAATCGTATGTTTAATACAGACCGAGATGGTTTCCAAAAATTAGTAGATACATATAAAGAGTTAAGTGAAAAACAATGAAGCGGTATTACTTACAAGTCTAGTGCATATAGTGTATCAAAGGAGAGTGGTATTATGACAGCAAGACAATTGAAGATATATGAGAGACAATTAAAAAAATATGCAGACAAATTCCTCATGGAAAACTATGGTATGACTTTAACAGTACCATTAAAGTTGAATGGGAGATTGTCAAAAACATTAGGGTGGTTTTCCTACACAACAAAGGGAGGGAAACCACTGTCGGTAGAGTTGAATAAGCAATTTGTATTAAACAATGAATCGCAGTTAATATTAGATGTCCTAAAACATGAACTGGTGCACTATGCATTATTCATGCAGGGCAAACCTCATAGTGACGGTGACAGTTACTTTGAGAATGAATTGAAAAGAAAAGGAATTGTTAGCCAAGATACAATCAATAAAAAGTATAAGATAGCAAGTGTTAAGAATATTTATAAATGTTTGAAGTGTGATACTAATCATACAAGAGCAAGAAGAATCACAGCACTATCACGATACAGTTGTACTTGTGGCGGTAAGCTTGAATATCTAGGAAAGAGGGTTGTTGCATCATGACCAAACCTCTCTTCTATACAAAGCATCAATTAAGACGAATGGCAAAGCGTGGTATGTCTAAACCAATCATTGAAGCAGTAGTACAGTATGGAGTGTGGGAGAAGGGTAATCAACCCTTTTCTCATCTCTTAGAATATAAAGGTATCATTGTAGTCTTATATGAGCAGAGAACGCAATTTAACGTGTCATCCTGCAAATTAGATAGAAGACATACGATACTAGCAGAGCAAATAGCAAAAGAATCTAATATAGATTTCTGGAAAGCGTATCATCAAGTGGTGAGAAGTATAGACCTCAAAGTAGAAATTGCAAATATTTAATTATTTGCAATTTCACACTCACCAAAAGTAAAAAATAATCATATAATACATAGAAGAAAACGAAAAAGGGGAGAGATGTTATGGTAGCTGTTTTGTATAAAGATTTAGAAAAGTATTCTGGGAAGAGAAAACATAATTCACAAATGAAGAAGTTTGAAAATACGGGTCTTATGAAACGTTTACGTGAGGTTCAAGAATGGGAATGGGAATTAATTGACCATGCCTTAGACAGACTCGTAGAGAAGGGGATTCGTGCATCTAAGAGGGATATTATTTCAACTGTATATAACTGCTCAATCATTGAGTACCGTATTGTATATAATCGTAGATTAGGATTACATGAGGAAAGAGTAATCTTACGCTCAAAAGCAACAGTGAATCGTTGTTACAATCTAAATGTTGTATTCAGCTTAACTACAAAGAATATCGTGACTGTATGGATTAATCACGTGAAAGACCGTCATTCTACTTTAGACTGGTCTATCTATGACAAGAATATGAAAGTGTTAGGGGTTTAATAACCCCTAATGTTTTACCTAAAAATAAAAATTTAATTACTAAAAAAGGTTGTAATTGTTCTGAAATAATGGTATACTAGTTACAAGAAGGAGATGATAATATGAAAGTAAAAAGCAAATTTCAAGTGTCTAATAAATTGGATTCTTACATTGTAAGAGAAACAGGAAGAAGAATGGCTGAGACTGGAGCAAAAGCTACAAAGGGTCAAATCATGAATGAGATTGCAATACATTCTGGTGTTGGTCTTGAGTCAGTAAAGCTAATCAACCGCAACGTTTCCCAACCTTCATTGGTGGTAGCGTTAAGAATGGCAGACTACTTTGATACAAAGGTAGAAAATATATTTAACGTTCTAGAGGATTAATTCCTCTATACATAGCATCTTTTAGAATATCGCACATATAATGAAATATAACCAGAAGGGAGATGATTATCATGAAACGGGGCGTTGCAAGTTTAGTTTTGGGAGCAACAATTATACTAGGATTGGTAGGCTGTTCGGAATCAGCTAAACCAGTACAAGAAGTCTCAAAAATCGAAACATTTAAAAAGTCAGAAGCAGAATTAAGAGAAGACTATTTAAGTCTTGTCAAGTCAGAAAATAAGAAGTCTGCACAGGCTATGAGAAATGTTTCTAAGTTGTTTGACAAATTGACACTTCATCCAGAATTGTTGCAGAATGCGAGATTCCAGTCAGATTTGGAAAAAGAATACAAAGTTGTAGAAGACACTTATTTCAAATTGAAAATGTACAAAGAATTAGATATACCATCTGACTTGTTAAAGGGTCATAGAGACTTATTAACAGGATACGAATATTGTTATAATGGAAACAACTTAACATGGGATGGAGTATTAGAATCCAACCCACAAAAGATAAGAGATGGTGCAGATTTGATTAGTCAAGGAGTACCGTACATTCGATTATCTGGTTTAGACAACTAAAAAAAAGTTGTTGACAGCCGAAAAAAGTAATGATATAATAACATCATAAGTCGTCCAAAAAAGGAGGTCACTGAAACTACCGTTAATAAAGGTACTTTCAGCACTCCTAAAATCTTGATAAAACAGTGTTTTTATACAGTTTGTCACACACTTAAAATACCCTCTATTAAGGACTATATCCTAGACAAAAGTTTTTTGACAGGATTCGACAAAAATGATACAATTATTTTTGTACAAATGAGGAATAATACAACCTTAAAGTGGGTATTACTATAGTAAGACAATAATCAAGATTTGGGAGTGATAAAATGATGACTACCATGACAAACATAAATGATAATTCTTTATTTGAACAGGATGGTCGTAAACATGAATTTTTGGATGGGATTGCACCTTCTACTGCTAAAAGTTATAAACGTATCTTTGGGTATACACAACCTCACGAGGAAGCATTACAAAAGGATATTAGATACTTTAGCCTAGAAGAATTAGAAACAATCCTATATGACTTCAAAGCCAACACAAGAAATACTGTAGAAACTTATGGTCGTATTATCTCTAGTTACCTTAACTGGTGTGTAGAGAATGGATATTCTAAGACAAATCCATTAAAGACTTTGAAGCCTACTGATTTTGAGAAATACCTTACTAATGTAGAAACTTATATGACAGAGAAACAATTGACACGTTATGAAGACAGATGTGTTAATGCTCAAGACTCTGTTATTCTTAGACTTTCTTTCATTGGTGTAGGTGGTAAACAAATGAGTGAAATTAGAAATCTAAAGAAGTCTGATATCGACTGGGCTAATCATCGTATACGTCTTGTAAACACTCTAAAAGAAGATGACAATGGTTTTCCTTTAAAGTATACAGAACGCTATCTAGAAGTTGATGAGCGTACTCTAGACCTTCTTGAAGAAGCAATTGCTCAAAAGACTTATGAGAAAAAGAATGGACAGATGATTGAACAGGATAACATTAGAAAGTATACAGACTTAATAGAAAATGAATATGTCATTCGTGCTTCTATAACAAATGTAAAAGATGATGCTAAAATTAATGCACCTGCTGATAAGTTTGTTATCTATAGACGTTTAGATGTTATTCAAGAAACTTTATCAATTAAAACTTTAACAGCTAAATACGTACAACGTAGTGGTATGGTTTATTATGCGAATGAACTATTGAAGAACATGAAAGATGAAGAATTAACTCTAGATGAATTAAAAGTAGTCGCAGACCGCTTTAATATGAAGAGTTACCACAATCTGAAAGGATTCTTAACTTTAGATACAATTCGCCAAACTTATTCAAAATAAATTTAAAGGAGAACAGTATGCGTACATTTTTAATTCATGACAAAGACATCAAACTGAATAAGAATAAATTAGATGGAATTTTGGATTCTCAAAAGATGGACTATACAGAACTCCATGACAAAATTTGTAAACAGTTTGGTCTTAAAATTTCGTACAAAGGATTTATGAATATTCTATCTAATCGTAACAGTTGGAAGTTTCTGTATGCTTATGCATTATGCGAACTTCTAAAAGTAAATCATAATGACATATTTGAATTAGTAGATGTTGATGTAGATGCCGAACGTGCCGAACGTGAGAATCTTAAAAAGCGTGATGTGCGAAATAAAAAGTAAAGGAGGTGATTATTTTCAGAAAAGTAAGCGGTTTTCCTTAAAAAATCGTTGGACAAAATTAGTCAGCCATGTTACACTAATATTACAGAGGAACGGTACGGTTACCACAAGTAAAAAGTCCGAAACATCTGACAATTTAATATTCCATTAGGGAGAGGGGTTTTGCAATGACTACTACATTAAATGATGTTGATGGTTTTATTCAATCATTAAACTTGCCACAGGAGTCGAAAGTTTTGTTTCAAACGTTTGGCGATTGCCATTCGTTTTACATAACCTATTATGGACGGAACGATTGCATTACTGATGACCTTCTAGACTACAGAGAAAAAAAGCTAGAAGAATCTAACATAACACTTGACATGTTTCTGGATATGTGTTATAATGATATTCTTGGTGCTTTTGAGACTACTTTCTTACAAGCATTCACGAATGAACAAATTGTATTGATTGATTACAAGTTACGTAGCAATCATACAGACCTTGAAACTATTTATAGTGGATTCCAAAAAAATCCAAACAAAAATATTTTAAAATATGTACTATAAATAGTTGACAAGCATAAAGATTTATGATATAATAAGTAGTGTTGATGAGGAAAAGATAAAACTTTTCCTTCACCATAAAAACAAAAAATAATTACATATCGGGGGAATTTTTAATGGCTAGAAAAAAAGAAGCTACAGAACTACAACAAACAAAATCTGCATTCAAATTTATCGGAAAGGTAACGAACGCAGACAAAGACGGATTCTATCTTCAATCCGTAGCTGACAAAGGCGAACGTGAGGGCGATACAAGACGGTCAATGAGATTTGGTATTCGTACTTCTGAAACAAACACACTGACAGTACAGATGTTTGCTTATGAGCCAGATGAGGTTTACTTATGGAACAGCGAGAAGAAAAAGAAAGATAAGCATTACAAAGGTGACCGAGTACCTTATCAAGAGTATATTGATAATTTAGAAGATTATCGTGAAAAAGGTTACGCTTGCTTACAAGCACGTGTAGGTTTGAATTATGGTGAAGATGGGAAATTAGTAAGTAACGGTGTGCCAGATTACGTAATGGCTGAATTATTATCAGAAGGTCTTACAAACGGTGACTTCATTGTTGTTGAAGGTGAGATTCGCTACAATAAATACAAAGACAAGAATGATAAGATTCAAGAGCAAGTACAGTACACAATCAAGAAAGTGCATCGTGCTAAAGAAGAAGATTACATTGATGATGAGGGTAATCTAAAAGAAGAAGTTAACTACTTCGAACAATCATTTGTATTCTTAGATGCTGAGAATCTTAAAAAAGAAGGTAAAGCGATTGTACGTGGTCGTGTAATTGACTATCGTAAGAGTTGGTATGACAAACAATTCGAGGTTGTCTACAAAGATGCTGATGGCAATGTAGATGAAGACCTTGAAGAATTAGCTATCGGTCTAGCAAAAGAAGTTAGATGGGGCGATGTGTTAAAAGTTTGGGGTAATGCAGTGAATCGTGTAATCATTACAGATGAGCGAACAGAGGAAGAAATCAAAGAAGAAGCACGTAAGAAGAAAGTGTTGAGTGGTCTAGGTGGTAAAGCACAACCTAAACACGCTGAGAAATTCTCTGGTAAGCGTTACGAACAAGGTTTACAGATTCAAGGTGTACTAGAATGGGATGACAAGGTATACACTGAGGACGATTTCCCTACTAATCAAGACTTAATCAAAGAAGAAGAGTCTAATAGTAAGGCACGTGGTCTAGGTGGTAAGAAAAACAATCCATTCAAGCAAGACTTGAGTAAGGATTCCGACAAAGTAGATGATGTGGTAGACATCGCAGAAGACGATTTACCATTCTAAGATATTGACAAACATTAAAAATAATGATATACTAAAATAGTAAAGTATTACATAGAATACATAACGTTAAGAAACATAGGGGCTAAAATCAAAAAGAAGAACGCCCCCTTCCTACATTTTATATGTGAGAAAAGGGGAAAATATTTATGTCATTTTTAAACAAAATCAAACCAAATAAACCAGTAGCAAGCTTAGAAGGGTATTTCATGACATTGCTTGGAAAGTCTAAATTCGGTAAAACAACTTGGATTATGGACGTTGTACGTGAGCATTATGATGGAGATATGAGTAAAGCATTATTACTTGCTACTGAGATTGGTTATAAGACAATGGATGGTGTGTATGCACTTCCAATCACTGGATTCGAGTGGGCAGAAGATGAGGACAATGAAGAAGAAAAAGGTTTCATTGAGACTGTCGATGAGTTAGTCGAGAATAAAAAAGATGTACCATTCCGATTCATCATCATTGATACAATCACTGCATTAGAACGTTATGCAATCTCTTATACAGTGCGTAAAGCTAATCGTGATGACCAACCACAGAAACGTTACACAGACATTTCTGATATCCCTTGGGGTAAGGGTTACAATCTGGTAGCAGAACACATTTACGAGCAAATTGACCGCCTTAAAAAAGCAGGTTTCGGTGTGTTAGTTATCGGTCACGAAAAGACAAAGAGCACAACAACAAAAGATGAGTTTACATATGATTACACAGGATTAAATGTTTTAACTAAAACATCTGATATCATCGAGCGTGAAAGTGATTTCATTATCTATGGTGATTTAATGACTGTAGAAGGTGAAGATGGTAAACCTGTTGAACAACGTATGTTACGATTCCGTAGCGATGGCAACTTCCTTGCAGGATGTCGTTTCCGTCACTTCCCAGATGCGTTAAGCAATGACCCAGAGGTATTCTTAGAAGCATTCAAAGAAGCTGTTGAGAAGTCTTCTATGCGCCCTAAAAAAGCTGTAAAAAGCGTGAAGGATGCAAATCCTGTTGATGAGGAAACAGCAGAGTTAGTCGAACAGATGAAAGAGAATCAAGAAAAGGTCGAAAAGGCAAAAGCTAAACAAGTTGAGCAAGAAGCCGAAGCTGAGAAATCAGCAGTAGAAACAAAAGAAGAATCAGTAGAGTTAGATAAAGTTTCTCAACTGAAAGACGAAATCATGGGTACAGTTAAAACACTTGACGATGAGACTCGTGACAAAGTTAAAGATGCATTCCTAAAAGTATTCGGAACTCCAGACTTCCGTAAGTCAGATGACCGAGAAAAATTAGAACGTGCATTAGCATACGTAAAATCACTAGCTTAATACATAAAGGAGAATTTGGTAGGTTAATAGTTTTAGCCTACCAAATCTCGTAATAAGGCTAAACTAGGAGGAACACAATGAATAAAAAATTTATTATAAGTGGAGTGATGACGGTCAATTTAATGTTGACAATAGGCTTAGGTGCTTATTCTTACAACACAATTGACAGAAAGAATGCGGAAATCAGTGATAATAAGAAGATTATCAAGAAAATTAATGATGACAATGCTGATAAAGACAACCGTATTAAGGACATTCAAGTAAAATTGGGTGAACTAGACAACAAAATCAAAGAATCAGAGAAAGTAAATGCTGAAAAGGATAATACTATCAATGAACAATCTAAGAAATTAGAAGAACAACATTCACAGATTGAAACATATCAGTCTAAGGTTGAACAGTTGGAGAAAGAATTAAATTTTAAAAAACAGAAGAAAGGAAGTGATGTGAAAAAGGAAACTAATATTGAACAACCTAAACAGGAAGTTAAAGAAGAAAAAAAGAGTGGTAGAACTATCACAGTAGAAGCAACAGCCTATACAAACCATCCATCTGAAAATGGCACATACGGTGGTAAAGTGGTTACTAGAACAGGTTTAGATATCTCTAGTAGCATCACTTATAATGGTATGGGAATAATAGCTGTTGACCCTAGTGTTATACCATTAAATTCAATTGTACAGATTGAAGGATTAGGTACATATATTGCTTTAGATACTGGAAGTGCTATTCAAGGTAACAGAATTGATATCTTAATGGCAGACAGTACCCAGACAGACAACTGGGGCAGAAGAAATGTCAGTGTAACTATTATAAACTAAGGGAGAGATGTTTAATGGCTATTATTATTCTTGAAGGTGCAGATTGTGCAGGAAAGTCTACTTTTGCAAATGAATTAGCTGAGAAAACAGGATATGCAATTGTAAAAGGCAGTAGCTTTGAAATCGCTGAAAAAGGTGCGGATGCGATGTTTGCACATATGATGTCATTGTTAGACTTGAAGGATGTAATCATTGATAGATTCTTCTATTCTAATCTCGTATATGGTAATCTATATGACTATCCTATGATGGAATATAACCAATACTTACAATTATTGGATAAGATGAATAAAAAAGCTTTACTTGTGTATCTTAATGCTCCAACAACTGTATTACGTGGACGTATGGAGAAACGTGGAGATGACATGATTAAAGCTGATGATTTACGTCCAATCAAAGAAGGATATCGTGATGTATTACATGGACTAGCGAATCCTAAAATGATGTTACAGCTACGAACAGATGAGTCAAATGTAAAAATTTCAACATCAATGGTAGCAGAATTTGTTAAATTACAAGAAACAGCTATGCATATACATAATAACTAACATAAAAGACTACTCGAAAGAGTGGTCTTTAGCTTTAAAACTATTAAAAAAGTATTTGACAATAGTAAAAAATAATGATATACTGTTTATCGAAGGGAGTTGTTAGAATGGCTAAAAAAACCAGAAAATGCCAACGTTGTAAAATTGATGACACTTTGATGGAGGATATGGATTTTGAGATTGTAGGAGAAAAAAGACCTCTAAAAAAATTCTATCACAAAGCGTGTTATGCAGAACATTTAAAAGAAAAACAATTCAAGGTAGAAGAAGCTGAAAAGCTTGATAAACTAGTACATACGATACAAAAGATTTATGGGGTTTCATCTTTACCAAATCAAGCATATCCATTCTTACAGAAATTGAGAAATGGTGAGCCTGTTTATGGTAAGCAACAAGTAACAAAACGGTATAAGGAAGGTTATGATTATCTTCTTATTGAAGAGACATTTGACTATTGTAGTTCAACAATTGAATACTACAATAGTGTAAAGAATTTTGATGGTTTCATGTCTGCATTCAGATACGCTTTATCAATTATCATTGATAAGATTTATCTAGTGGAGAAGAGAGCGCAAGAACGTTTAAAACAGGAAATGGCTGTAGAGCGACAAATGAAGCAATTAGAAGCAGAAGAAGAAAGCTATGCTTCTAACTACAAAAAACCAACGCAAACAAATGACATAACAGATTTCTTAGACTGATAAAGGGAGATTGATATAATGGCAAAAGACACAACTCAAGAAACAGTTGGGCAAATTGTAGAGAAGATTAACAAAGGTGCTGAGATTAATGAAGCATACTTTGTTGGTCTTTTATGGAGTGACCCATTCACTAATTTTGCGGAATATAATGATGGGTTATCAGAAGATGAATTTATTCATGACCAATGGGGATTCTTCTTTGAATTAGGAAGACGAATGTATGATGAGGGTATTAAGACTTTTGATACAATCACTGTACATACAAAGGTCAAGGAATGGAATGTAGAAGAGAATTTCAATGAATATGGTGGACTGAACACTGTAGAAGATGCAGTAGAGATTGTAAAAGAAAATTCAGATAACATTGATTACTACTATGAAACAATTAAACGGAACTATACTCTAAGACAGTTGTATTTACTCTTTGGAGATAAGATATTCCTAAAGAAAGGTAGATATGACTATGAAAAGATGACACGTGAACAGTTATCTATTTACTGGAACGATAAAGTAAATCAGATTTCACTAGGAAACGTTAACCGTTATGAAGCCGAGGACTTATACATTGAAGCAGATGAGTTTATTAGAAAGCTAGAGGAAGAGTCAGCAGAGATGCTACCATTCTATAACGGTGTACTAATGAATACAATCACTCAAGGTGTAGCACGTGGTCACGTTTATATGTGGGGTGGCTTTGGTGGTACTGGTAAGTCGTCTATTACTGCTGAGAAGGTTGTAATGAGTTGTATCGCTAATAAAGAGAAAGCAATCGTTGTATTAAATGAGGAAGATGCACAAGCATTCCGTCAGAAGATTATCCTTACTATTTTATGGACTGAACATAGAATCGTATTAGATAGAAAACGAATGTTGAATGGTCAATTACGTGAAGAAGACAAAGTTAAAATCCATCAAGCCTTTGAAACAATGGAAGAAATGATGGGTGGTCAAGAAGCTTTAATTAAAGTAGTATTCATGGAAAAATATGTAATCAAAGACCTTGAAAAGATTGTACGTTTCTGGGCTAATCGTGGCTATATCAATCTTCTAATTGACACTCACAAGGTTTCAGAGGAATCAGAACATGATACTCGTTGGGTTACATTCGTAGAGGATATGAAGACTATCTACCGTCTTACACGTAAAAATGCAGGTGGTATGAATCTTAGAACATGGGTTACATTCCAGTTGACAGACAGTGCTATCAGAAACCGTTTCTTAGACTATGATGCAATCGGTGAAGGTAAAGCATCTAAGAACGAAGCATCTGTAGTGCAAATGTTTAGACCTGCTTGGGGTGATGAGTACAAGGACGGTAAGAAAGAGTTGAAGTGTTGGAGATTGAAGAAGATGCCAAACGGTAAATATGAGAAGGACTTTTTCTTCTTAGAAGAGGGGAAAACATACTACTTAATGTTTACTGCAAAGAATCGTTTTGGTCAAGCAAATGATACAGGATTACCAGTATTAGTCATTGAACCACACTTCCATACAAACACATTCCCAGAAATTGGTTGGTGCTTTGTATCAAATGAGAAATCTGGAAGATAGTTGTTGACATACATAAAAAAT